TATCGTAAAAGTTATTGACAGAGACCGAGAAGAAGACGGTCCAAAATTTTGGAGATTTAAACACAATTACAAGAACGATGGTATCTTGGACAAAATCATTCCAATTTGGAGAAACAAAGGTGATATCACTGACCCTGAGAAAGGTCGTGACCTTATCATTGAATTAACAAAATCTAAAACACCTGCAGGTAAAGAATACACAAGTGTATCTACAATTATGTATGACGACCCAACAGCAATACACGAAGAAAAAGTTCAAGGTGATTCTTGGATTAATGACGAGTTGACTTGGTTGGACGTATATTCTAAAAAACCTGTTGACTATCTTGAAGCAATCGCTCGTGGAGAAACTCCAAAATGGGATAGTGATAAAGGTGGTTATGTATACGGTAACGATACCGAATCTACAACATCAATGGGTGGAGCTAAAAAAGCTGAAACAAAAACACCTATCGTTGACCCTCAAGCTAATGACGAGGTTGACGGAGATTTACCTTTCTAAATTAACTTAGCTTGGACACTTACATGGACATAGTGTCCAAGCTCTTTTTTTAAAACATACAAATAATGAAAATAAGAAATTTAATGTACGAATCACTCACTAAAAAATATGAAAGTGAGATTGCGGAGGCTCAGGCGACTTTGATGGTGTATATGGAAAACGCGGTTGGTATTGGAGAACATCCACAACACTTAGAAGAAATGAATAAGTTTGTTGAGAAATTAGCAAATGCAAAAGATAAATTAGAAACTCTTAAAGAATTTTACAACAACACATATGGCAATTAAGAAAACTGATTTTAACTCAGTAAAAAAGAAATTCTCAACTTCAGCAAAATACAAGCCCCAACGATTTTTTGATTTGGGACCTGATTTCTTAGATGCGGTTGGACTACCAGGTCCTGCTATTGGTCACTTGAATATGTTCTTGGGCCATTCAGATACAGGTAAAACAACAGCACTTGTTAAGACCGCTGTTGACGCACAGAAGAAAGGTATTCTTCCTGTGTTCATTATCACAGAACAAAAATGGTCTTTTGAACATGCAAAACTTATGGGGTTTGAATGTGAAGAAGTTGTTGATGAGTCAACAGGTGAAGTTGATTGGGATGGTTTTTACATCTTCAATAATGACTTTGACTACATTGAGCAAATTACGGACTACATCAATAGTTTGTTGGATGCACAAGAGAAGGGTGAGTTGGACTATAGTTTATTATTCTTATGGGATTCTGTTGGTTCAGTTCCTTGTAAGATGACTTACGAAGGTAAGGGTGGTAAACAACACAATGCATCAACACTTGCTGACAAGATTGGTATGGGTATCAACCAACGTATTTCAGGTTCTCGTAAAGCAGATTCAAAATACGAAAACACATTGGTTATTGTTAACCAACCTTGGGTTGAATTACCTGACAATCCATTCGGTCAACCAAAAATTAAAGCAAAAGGTGGTGAGGCTATTTGGTTAAACTCATCTTTGGTGTTCTTATTTGGTAACCAAAAAGGTGCGGGCACAAACAAGATTACCGCAACCAAAGACAAGAGAAGTGTAAAGTTTGCAATTAGAACAAAAGTTTCTGTTATGAAAAACCACATCAATGGATTGGGGTATGAGGACGGAAAGATTATTGTAACACCACACGGGTTCTTAGCAGGGAAAGAAGTTGCAGAAGAAAAAATATCTATTGAAAACTACAAAAAAGAATACGCCGACTATTGGAAAGATATTCTTGGAGTTGCGTCTTTAGATTTTGATTTAAAAGAAGAGAAAGAGGATTAGTATATTGTTTCACATTATAAATCACAAACGTGATTAAAACATTATTAGTAGACGGAGATAATTTATTTAAGATAGGATTCCACGGAGCAAAAGACGTTTATAATGACGGAGCTCATGTGGGTGGAGTATTTCACTTTGTGAATATACTCCGCAAATTCCTTGAAGAACACAACCATGATAAAGTTGTTGTATTTTGGGATGGGGATTCAAACTCATCTATAAGAAAATCTATATACCCACCATATAAGGCAAACAGACGACAAGATATGAACGAGTACAAGTACGAGTCGTATTTGTATCAAAAATCACGAGTTAAACAATACTTGGAAGAAATCTTTGTTCGTCAAGTTGAGATGGTTAGTAACGAGGCAGATGACCTAATTGCTTATTATTGTAAGATATCTAAAGATGAGAATATTATTATATTTTCAGCAGATAAAGACCTTACTCAACTTATTTCAGAAAGAGTTACAATCTATTCACCAATATCAAAACAATATTATAAGAATGGGGATATGATAACAATTAATAAGGTTGATATCCCTCATTATAATGTTCTATTAACCAAAATTTTCACAGGAGACAAGTCGGATAATATTAGTGGTATTGAAGGACTTGGCGAAAAAACTTTAATCAAATATTTCCCTCAGGTGCAGGAGAAACCATGCACTATCGAAGAAATTTTGGATTGTGCACGAAATATCCCGCAAAAGAAACCTATAAAAACATTGGTTAATCTTTTGGATGGTAAGACAAAATCAACTATCTTTGGAGAACAGTTTTACATTACAAATAAGAAAATAGTAGACCTTAGTAATCCTTTAATTACTGATGATGGAAAAGAATTGGTAGAACAGATATTAACAGATACAATAGACCCCACGGATAGGGGTTACAAAAACTTAATGAGAATGATGATGGAAGACGGTCTCTTTAAGTATCTTCCTAAGAACGATGATGCTTGGGTAAACTTCCTAAAACCATTTATGAAATTAACAAGAAAAGAAAAAAGAAACACAAACAAAAATTAAATTATGAAAGAGCAAGACAGCACCAAAATGGAATTCCTATTGACGTTGAATGACAACATCGTAGTTCAGAGATTCTTTAACGTTAGAGGGTTCAATCCTGAGGCAAAAAACTCATTGGAATTGTATTACTTTATGAAACAACTGAAAGAAGAACTTCAGTATCATCTAAAGATGAAAACGGTTATCTATATGATTGATAACAAAGATGCGATTGTTAATGACCCTGCAATTATGGAAACTTCATTTACTGAAGGTAGTGAACAATTCAATCTTTGTGTTAGAATTGGAGAACAGACAATATGTCATACTTATTTTGACGGAAAATTGTTTCCACCAAAAGTTCGTTATACGGTTGACGTACGACCATTTTTGAAAGACGTACTTCGTGAACTAACTGACATTTTTTCATCCTCAAAATTAAGTTTTGAATATTTGGGCGTTGACCTAAACAAGTAAATATTTAATAAAACAGGGGATTACAAAAACGATATATGAACAAGAATTTCGATTACTTAGGGAACACTTTCCAGATACAACTTTTAAACCAACTTATTGTAGACAAAGAATTTTCAACATCGATTATGGATGTTATTGAAAGTGCTTATTTTGATAATAAGTATTTTAAAATCATCTTACAGATGACAAAAGAGTATCATGCAAAATATCAGTCAACACCTAACTTTGATACTCTTGAGCAAATTGTTAAATCCGAAATCTCACAAGAATTGGTGGCTAAAATCGTTTTGGATACTATTAAACAAGTCAAAGACGCACCATTTGAAGGAACACAATTTGTTCAAGAAAAGGCATTGAAGTTTTGTAAACAACAAGAACTTCAAAAGGCTATGGATAAATCACAAAAGATTATTACTGAAGGTGATTTTGAATCTTATGATAAGGTTGAGGGACTTATTCGTTTGGCGTTACAAGTTGGAGAAAGAGATTTGGGGACAACCGATATCTTCTCTAATCTTGAGACAGTATTGGATGAGGATTTTAGACACCCAATTCCAATTGGAATACCAGGGATTGACAGATTACTTAAAGGTGGTCTTGCAAGGGGAGAGATAGGTGTTATATTGGCTCCTACAGGGGTTGGTAAAACTACCATCCTTACTAAGATTGCTAACACAGCATTTAATCTTGGGTATAACGTTCTTCAAATCTTTTTTGAAGACAACCCAAAGATTGTACAACGTAAACATTTTACTCTATGGACTGGTATTGAACCTGATAATTTGGTTCTACATAAAGAAACCGTAATGAGTAAAATCACTGAGATTAAAGAGACAATGAAGAATGAGTTAATTTTAAAGAAACTACCTTCAGATTCTATGACTATGAATCAAATCAAAAATCAAATCAGAAAAATGATTGCGGATGGAACAAAAATTGATTTAGTTCTTTTGGATTACATAGATTGTGTTGTTCCTGAGAGTACAAGTAAAGATGAGTGGAAAGCCGAAGGTTCGGTTATGAGAGGATTTGAGGCGATGTGCCATGAGTTATCATTGGTGGGTTGGACGGCAACACAAGGTAACAGGTCGTCAATCTCTTCTGAGGTTGTGACTACTGACCAAATGGGTGGGTCAATTAAAAAGGCCCAAGTTGGACACGTTATCATTTCCGTGGCTAAAACTTTACAACAAAAGGAAATGAATTTAGCAACCATCGCGATTACTAAGTCACGTATCGGTAAAGATGGGGTTGTATTTGAGAACTGCAAGTTCAACAACGAACTCCTTGAAATAGATACTGAAAGTTCCGTAACTTTCTTAGGGTTTGAAGAACAACAAGAAGAAAGAAAACGTGATAGAGTTAAAGAACTCTTAGAAAAGAGAAAACAAAGAGAACAACAATCGTAAATAAAATAGAAAAATAATTATGGAAAAAATTTTAAAAGAAAACCCTAACAGGTTTGTTATCTTCCCTATTGAACATAACGACATTTGGGAATATTACAAACAACATCAAGCGGCTTTTTGGACAGCAGAAGAAATTGATTTAACAAACGACATTCGTGATTGGGAAAATTTATCTGATAATGAAAAATATTTTGTTAAAAATATATTGTCATTTTTTGCTGCATCTGATGGTATTGTAAATGAGAATTTGGCGGAAAACTTCTTAAAAGAAGTTCAATATCCTGAAGCAAAATTCTTTTACGGGTTTCAGCTTATGATGGAAAATATACATTCATTAATGTATTCGTTACTTATTGATACTTATGTTTCAAGTGCTGAGGAAAAAGATGAATGTTTTCACGCAATTGATAGACTACCTGCGGTACAGAAAAAGGCAAATTGGGCATTGAATTGGATTCAAAACGCTTCGTTTCAAGAAAGATTGGTTGCTTTTGCGGCGGTTGAAGGTATCTTCTTTTCAGGGTCATTCTGTTCAATTTTTTGGTTAAAATCAAGAGGACTTATGCAAGGTTTGTGTAATGCTAATTCATTGATTTTTAAGGA